TACTTTGTAACTGCAAATAGTCCAAGGTGGCAGGCTGTAGGAGCTGAAGGTTCTGATATTGATATAGCGGCTGTTCATTCTGATATAGCTTCTTATTGTTGGTATATATCTAACGGTAAGTCTTTATTTTCACAAGTAGTCCAAGATTGCTTTACTAAAGGCATTGGATATATGATGGTTGATATTGATGCTGATAAAGATAGAGGCATGGGAGAAGTTGTTTTTAAACGTGTTGAACCTTTTGATGTATATGTTGACCCTATGAGTCGTGATTTTCTATTTAGGGATGCGTCTTATATTGTAGTAAAGAAAGATTTACCTAAGAGTCATCTAATTAATTTACTCCCAGATCATAAAGCTAAGATAAAGAAAGCTGCAGGTTCGGTTAACCAATTTGGTTCTGCCAGTTTAAGGGATATAACCTCATCCGAGAGTGTTCAGTTTGAAGATATGGGCTCGAGAGCTTATTTACCTGATGGTAAAGATGATGATATTATAGATTTTTATGAATTGTATTCAAGAGAGAAACTACCATTTTATAATATATTTATGAGAGTTCCTCCAAGTCCTCAAGAAATGGAGCGTATCAATGGTATGGTTGAGGAAAGAATGGACTCTATTGTTAAAGAATTAACTGTTGCAGCTGAAGAAAAAGAACTTGGTATTAGGATGGCTTTAGAGAATGGTGAGATTATTGAGTCAAGGGCTATGCTTGAATTAGAGAAACTTCAGAAAGAAACTCAGCAAGCAATACAATCTCAGCAAGCAGCTATGGAAGCTCAAGTTACTGAAGAAGTATCTAAAGTTGAGAATAGGGTTGTTAGTGAAGATGAGTATAAGACTCTTATTGATAACGAAGATTTCTCAGGTGCAGTTGTTGATTTAGTAAAATTCCATGATACAAGAGTGAAGGTCACGTGCGTTGCAGGTGATGCTTTATTATATGAATATTATTTAGCTAATACTGACTATCCAATAGTACCATTTCCTTATACTTATACAGGAACTCCATATGCTATGAGTGCAGTTACTCCTTTAGTAGGTAAACAGCAAGAAATAAATAAATCTCACCAGATAATGCTTCATAATGCTAATTTAAGTTCTAATCTAAGATGGCTTTATGAAGAAGGATCAGTACCTGAAGATGAATGGGAGAAATATTCTTCATCACCAGGTGCTTTATTAAAATTTAGACAAGGATTTACTCCTCCGACTCCAGTACAACCTTTACCTCTTAACCAAGCTTTCTTTAGTATTACACAACAAGGAAAGCAAGATATAGAATATATATCAGGAATACCAGGGGCTTTGCAAGGTGTAGAGTCTGAAAAGCATGAGACATATAGAGGCATGCTTGCTTTAGATGAGTATGGTACTAGGAGAATAAAAGCATGGAGTCAGACTATAATGGAACCTGCATTAGAACATTTAGGTAAAATCTTTATGGAAACAGCTCAGAATACATATACGGCTCATAAAGTATTTAGAATTATACAACCTGAAGCAGGTGGACATGGTGAGAAGAACGTTGAGATTAACGTTCCTATATATAATGATTTTGGTGATGTGATGAATAGATGGAATGATTATGCTTCAACTAAATTTGATGTGAGATATGTTGGAGGTTCTACACAACCAGTTAACAGATGGGCTTTGATTGAAGAATACTTTAGGTGGTTCCAATCAGGACTTATTGATGATATAGCAATGTTAGCTGAAACAGATATAAGAAATAAAGAGCAGATTATACGGAGAAAGAGTGTATATGCTCAACTTAAGCAGCAATTAGAAGAACTTACTGAAGAGCTGAAAGATCGTGATGGTACTATTGAAACACTATCAAGACAAGTTATCCAATCTGGAATAAAAGATAAAGTTAGGACAGCTGATACTGAAGTGAGGAAAGATGTACTTGAGACTGAAGCTCAGCAAAAGTACTTACGCAGCTTAATGAAAGATCAATCAAAAACAACAGAAAAAACAAGTTGAAAGGTGTAACTTAACGCAGTTAAATTAATGGAGGTACATTATGGCACTGCAAACAGAGCAAAACGATAACCTGTTAGAAGATAACAGCTCCGAAACTCAAGACATGTCTTCCGCTGACTTCTTTGATGAGTTAGATAGACAAGTAAATGGTGCTGTACTAGATAGTGCTGGGGAGACCGTCCAGCACGACAGCGTAACGGCTATGAATAGCCCTCGCGAAGAATCAGTCGATAAACAAGGTCACAATTACGAAAAAAGGTATAAGGATTCAAGCAGAGAGGCCACGAAGCTGAAAGGCAGACTGGACGAACTTGAGCCTTATGCGCCTATCTTAGATGACATGAGAGAAGACCCTAGCTTAATATCCCATATTAAGGGTTATTATGAAGGGGGAGGTTCAACACCTGGTAATCTCAAGGAAAGACTAGGACTAGATGAAGACTTCGTCTTTGACTATGACGAAGCTATTGATAATCCCGATTCTGACTCAGGAAAGTTATTGAACTCCACCATTGATGGTGTAGTGCAAAAACGTCTTGGTCAGTTCGCCCAAAAGTCAAAAGAAGAAAGTAACCGCGTTTCTGCGGAACAAGACTTTCGTAGTAGGCATCAACTAAGCGATGACCAGTTTCAACAAGTTGTGCAATTTGCGCAATCGAGACCTCTAACTTACGATGATATTTATTACTTGATGAATAAAGGTGTGAAGGATGATAGAATAGCTCAGAATACAAAAGGCGAAATGATGGATCAAATGAAGAAAGTTCGTGAAAGACCTTCTTCGGCAGCTTCATCAGGCTCTAGTGGTAGTTCAACTCCAGGGTCGAATGATGATCGAGTGTTTAACTCTCTCATAGATATAGATAAGGAGATGGAACAGGCTTTTAGTTTATAATAATTAAAAGTCTTAATTGTTAACTTAAAGGTAAATAAATGTCTGATATTTTTACACTTGGAACCGTTTCTGATGTTGCGACTTGGTCCGATGGTACATCTAAAGATACTGGTGATCTTAGGCGAAGGTATAATTTTGGAGACCGTGTCTCTGAATTAGCCATCTCACAAGACCCTTTCTTTAGATTCGTATCAAAAATAGCTAAGAAACCAACTGACGATCCTGAGTTCAAGTTTACTGAAAGACGACCTTCTTACCATAAACGTTATGCTTATGTTTCGGGATGGATCGAACAAGATAATACAGATGTAGTAGGTGGCTCCGGTGGTGATGCTGATATTACTATGTATAATGACGGTGGCAATCCTGCTGCCGCTTCAACTGGCGATACATTCAAGGTTTATATGTCAACTGACTATGAATCTGCTGGAAATATGCAAAATGTTTCAGGACAATCAACAGGTAAAATCGATGTTGGTGCCTCAGGTACAAGACCTACATTCTTCTTGCCAGATCAGGTAATTAGAGTGCCGTTGTCAAGTACTGATGGTGGTGGAGCTTCGGCTGCCGCTGCTGGAGGATACATGCTCGGTAGAATTAAATCTGTAACGGATTCTCTTACTAAAGATAGTAGAGAATGCGTATTGTTAGAGTGTGATCTCATAAAAGCCGCCGCAAGTGGTTATATCTACTTAGCTGGCTGGACTGGTGATGACATTGGTTACGGTAAAGTTGCAGATGATGCAGCTGTACACGATCAAAGTATCTCTGATACATTAGAACTATTTAGAACTTATGTTGTAGGTAGTGCTCATGGTCAAGGTACTGGATACCCTGAAACATGGAAAGATCAACCCTTTACGACTGGTTTTGGACTAACTCAGATTTTCAAAACTGCTATAGCTATGGATAACACGACTCGTGCTACCGTACTAAAGTATGAACCTAATGAGTTTGCTCGAATTTGGCGTGAAAAGTTGATTGAGCATAAATGGGATATTGAAACCGCTTTATTATTTGGCTCTCAAGCCTCTGTAAATAGCGTTCAGTATACTCAAGGGGCAATTGATTTCGTTTCCAGTTATGGAAATGTTTTCTCATTGACACATGCTACAAAGACTCAAGATGATTTTCTTGATGATTTAAGCAAATTCCTTGATCCTCGTTACAATAATGCCAATGCTACTGTATTCTTCTGTGATACTGCAACTTATAATTGGTTGCATAAACTCAGTGGATACATGGCTAACAACGTTGAAACTTCACCTAATTACAGTGCCAATATGCAGATGACTGGTAAAACAAAAGCATTTGGTGTTGATATTAATGTTATTAGTACTCCTTATGGCGACATGAGAGTTGTACGTAATGTTCATTTAGATAAAGCCTCGATTAAACTTATCGGAGTCAATATGAGATACTGTGCATACAGACCTCTTGTTGGTAACGGTCTTAATCGTGATACATCTATTTATGTTGGAGTTCAAACGCTTGAGAATAGTGGCGTTGACCGCAGAGTTGACCTAATTCAGACTGAGGCTGGGATGGAATGGCAAATGCCTGAATCCCATGCTTATTGGTCTTAGGGGGATAAGATTATGACTATGCCCTTATATGGTCAAAACAAAGATGGAGATGCTCTAAATGCAGCAGCAGAAAATAATTCTGGTGGGTATAGAGAAATCTCAATCATTACTGCTGGTGACGCTTCACATACGTTAACTACTGCTGATGCTGGTCTAATTAATATATCAGCTGCTCTCGCGAGTGGAGCAGTAATTAAACTTCCTGCAGCGACAGAAGCTAGAGTAGGTCTGAGATACAGAATACTCTTCACTGGAACTATGGCAGCAGCTGCACAGATTGATCTTCCCGATTCTGGGACGGCAGTCTTTGTAGGAGTTGTTGAGCAGGAAAGATGTGGTAATGCAGCAGGCGTTGCTGAACATGCAACTAATGTGAGAATGACTACAGTAGTTACTACTTTAGCTCAAGGTGAGAAGTCGATAGAACTTGATGAAAATGACGAAACATTTGGTGGAGCTATTGGAACTGATTTAGAGTTCCATTATGCGTCAACACATGAAGTCGTTGTTACAGGTACTATTAAGGTAAATGTTGCTACTACAGCCCTTGATGGGTTGCAAGCTACTATGTTTACTGGTACTGGTTATTAAAGTAAGTAATCAAACTCTAAAGTTTGTGAGGTAACTAATGGCTAAATTAGGCTCAAGTTCTGGTTGGTCTGGCAATTTTTGCGAAGACCTAACTGCAACTAAACAGTTGTCCCCATCTGACTCTGGTAAAGTGCTTTTTCTTAATGCTACAACCGAGTTTACGACTACTCTTCCTGCAGTTGCTGATGCAGGTGCAGGTTGGAATTGTAAGTTCGTTGTAAAAGGAGCTCCTTCAGGGGCTGCTTATGTTGTTACGGAAAAGACAGCAGACGATACTAACGTTATTATTACTAATGGTATTAATGAGTTAGAAGTCGATACGACTAATGATGGACCTTCTAATACTGGTCATACTACAATTACTTTTGCTGATGGCGTTGCCATCGCAGGTGATTGGGTAGAACTATTATGTGATGGTACTAATTATTACTGTACTGGACAAACCAAAGCTGATGGTGGTATAACACTGGCGTAAATCTGAAGTTCGTGAGGTAATAGCACGATATAAAGATTCAAGTATAGGGAGGCTCGATACTTCCCTATACTACTATTTTAAATAATTGTCAGGGAGGGGAGCTACTTTCTTTTTCCTCCTT